AGTACTGAATATTTATTGAGAAAAATTTATGTGTTTGCTGACTACAAATTAGGTATCAGATTACAACACATTGGTAACAAAGTGAAAGAGGGTGATCCTGCAGAATTTGCAGTACAAACAATCTGGTCTAACAATGTGCCAATTTTCTCTTCAGATTTCTTTGCTCCTGTATATGATGACGAAACTGGCGAAATTGTGACTACATTCAATCAAATAAAAGTAGATGCAGGTTGGAAAACAGACATCACAAAAATCACAGGTTTATCTGAAGGCGTAATCCTTAAAATTCAAGGAAACGTTGATTTAGCTGCAACTAAAAGCGTGATTGACAATGCAAACAATGACATTGCTGGAAACTTCAATTTAGCACTTGGAGGCACACTTACTTGTTTAGTGTTAGCTGATGGCACATTGAAAGAGTTAAGCAGAACTGCTGCTCCTGTAACTGCTCCTGAATTGACTCCTGTTTCTTACACAACTGGTTCAATTGATTCTAATGATGGAGTAGAATTCGTTTACGGAACTACAGGCGCATTAACAATTACTGAAATCTTAAATGGTGTTCCAGGACAAAAAGTAAGAATTTATGGCAATGCCGCTGCAGCATCTAATGTAACAATCAACGATACTACAACTATTGAAGTAGTTTCTACAGCAGTATTAGCAACAGCTACAGACTACGTTGATTTTGTATTCGTAGATGGTAAATGGGTTGAATTTAAACGTGTAATCGCTTAATAAATAAATTATGACATTAATAAGAAAATCAGTACCAAAGCCTAATGTATTAGGCTCTGGTACTCAACCAAAAAAAGGGCAAGTAACAATCATTTATTGTGATGATGTGTTAACATCGCCAACAAGAGACGCAAAAGGCGTTAAAATGCTTGGAAACTTTGTCTTAAAAGCAGGTTCAAAAATGGAGACCATTTACATGACTCCTTCAAGTCAAAAATTCAATTCAGAAATTGATGGTGATGAAGATTTTGAAGGATTTATAAAAAAATTCGAAGGTTTCTATCCTGGGGACACTTTAGAGATTAGAGAGTTCAGACAAAATAATCTTGGTGTTCCTGTAATTCTTCTTTTCGGAGAAGGTTGTGGAGAAGATACAGGTACTGTTCTAGGGTCTGTTTGTAATCCTATGAAATTAAAAGGAAATACTGAAAATACCAATGAATTTCGTAAAACAACATTGATTTATGAGCAAATTCAAAAAGAAAAACTAGAAGCTGGTTTTTACAATGGCGAAATCACATTAGCCGCAAACTTTGTTGCTGCAGATGTTGATTTAGAATTGACAAAAGCAAATGGCCCAGTGCAACAATTGCCTGCATTGGCAATTACGGATGCTATTACTGCTACTTCTATTGACCTTGATAATGGAACAATCGTTTCATTAATTGGTGGTGGTGGTACAGCTCCTGCAACACTAGATGTGGGTGTGCAAGGACTTGTTACTGTTATCTTACTAAATGGCACACAATGGGTGGCATTAAAAGACGCAGTCATCAACTTAGAAGTGGTGAAAGGAGGTGCTACTACTTATCTAGTAGAGCGTTCAAGAGCTTAAAAAAAAGGTTTATAAATAGTTTGGTTAATTAGAAAAAGCCGTTTCTGTAAAAGGGAACGGCTTTTTTGCATGTGCGAATTTCTTCATGTCTTATTTCAAGAAAATAGTTGCACGAACTTTACTTTTTATAAATTCATAAAATCACAATTCTCATGAAAAAATTAGTTTTAGAATTCCTTGCCAATTTGCCATTTGCCAAAGAAGCACAATTCAATGAAGCATTTCGTTTGTATCAAAAAGTACCAGGAAAATCGTTGTCTCAAGAACGTTTTTTCAATCAATCAGGTTTTTCGGATGCGAATCTGAAAAACATTATCTATGATTTAAAACAAGCTGCTGAAATTTCTGATGCTGACATTCGCAAATTCATAGCTGAGCAAACAACAGCTCCGGTTTTGGAAACAAAAGCAGCTCCTGAATTCAAAATCAAAGTGATTGCCACAAACGCATCAGAAGTTTTTGAAAAAGCGCCTGACGAAGTGAAAGAATCCATCAAATTGCGTGATGAATTTCCTTTTCTTGATGACAAGAATTGTCCAGAAGAATTTTACATTTTGGTTGGTAAAAAAATGGCACATTATCATGCTTACAGAGCTGCGCACAATTCATTATTAGTAAACATTGAAGATGTTACTAAAGACGCCTCTCCAATTGCCATGACTGAAGAAGAAATCACAGCGTTAGCGTTGTCTGCTGTTGCCGATTTTAAAATCAATCAAGAAATCCGTGAAGAGTTGGTTCACTTCAAAGAAACAGGAAAAATTCTTGGCAAACATCCACTTTTTGCAGAACGTAAATTGAAATCAACTATTGATGCCATGACTGTAGAAAAGGGAATGAAACGCATTTCTAATTTAGACAATTACATTCGACGTGATTCTAAAAAAGCAGCAGAAGCAAAAACTACTGAAAGCAAAACTAAGTTTTTGCAAAAAGTACAATTGTGGGAAACAGAATTAAAACTGATTAGAGCAAAATTCGGAATTTCGGATGCAAAATAAATTCTTTGAAATCAAGAAAACAACTGCAATTCCAACAGAAAAAAACGCCTCAGAACACTACATCTCTAAATATTTGCTCACTCATTATGAGAAAATCAAAAATTTAGACAACGAGCTAAAACGCTTGCCCAGTGCTGAGGAGTTTTTTTTCTTGCAATCAGATACCAGTTTCAATGCCTTTACTTTTATTCCTTTAATAGGGAAACTAGAACGCATTCAAGAGCTGCACGCATCCACTTACAGCATTTCTCGAAATGTGATTGATGCATTAATTCAATTGCATGATGAAGGCATTATTGAGCAAATCACGCTCATGATTTCAGATTCGTTAATCAAACGAAATCCCAAAACAATTGATTATCTAAACGCGCTGATTAGTTCACGTGGCAATTTCAAAGTCATCTATTCTTGGGTACATGCCAAAGTGTGTATTTGCAAAACAGCCGCAAACAATTATACGATTGAAGGTTCAGGAAATTGGGCATCAAATGCGCTTTACGAACAGTATGTTTTTGCAAATAGCAAATCGCTTTACGATTTTAGAAAAACATTGTTTACCGATTCAAAATTGAGGTAATATACCTATGTGTATATTTTAATATACTTATAGGTATATTTTGTATATTTATCAAAATTTTTACGCTCATGTCAAGCGAACTAACAAAACAAGCCAATTTATCGCTCACAGAAGAGCAATATCAAGCTATTGCAAACTTGGCAGCCACAAACTACAGTATCAAAGATATTGCAACGTATTTAGGCATCAATCCATCACTTCTAAGACGTGAATTCGAAAATCCAGAAAGCTTAGTTCGGTTTCATTATGACAAAGGCATTTTAGAAGCGCAATTCGAAATCGATAATAAGTTACTCGAAAATGCCAAAACAGGCAATATCACAGCCACTCAAGAAAGCAAAAAAGCCACTGAAAAGCGTGCTTTTGATAATCATAAACATCGAATTTTAAATGAATCTTAACTATGAAATCAATAAAAAAAATCCAAAAAACAACTAATCTTTTACAAAGAATTTGCGATGCAATAATTCTATGCGGAGTTTGCATGGCAATTATAGTTTTTTTAGCGCTCATTTTAAGATTTTTTGAAGTAAGCACTAATCAAATCTATTTTGTCTGTAGTGTTTATTTTACAATTTTACTTTTTATTGTTAATGAATTCCGAAATGCAAAAATTATGAAAGATGAATAAAAAGCAATACATCCACTTTTATTATTGTCCAATTTTAGGATTAAAAACATTTGTGTTTGAAAAGCCTTTTTTACTTGATCAAAAAAGTAAAAAATCACGAAAAAATAAGTTGGCGTATTTATGAATAAAAACGAACTCATAAAAGGCATTACCATTGATGACATCTACGAATTCGTAGATCATGGAGACATTGAAAAAACTCCTGAAGGTATTGCCTTGTATTTTGAGCTCATGGAAAAAGTGCGTGTGCTCGATTTAAGAGTTGCAGATTTTGGTACAAAAAACTCAGTCATCAATCATCTCGTAAAAGCAGAAGGTCTCACAAGGCATATGGCCGAAAAAGTGTATTTTGATGGGATGGAATATTACTATTCCTCAGCAGCACTTTCTAAACAGGCTCAAAGAAACGTTTATGCCACAAAAATGGAGCGTTTAATAGCCATTGCAGAACTCGCAGTCAAAGACGTGAAAGATGCAAACATGGTCACAGCGATGTATGAGAAAGTGGCAAAATTGCGCCAATTAGACAAAGAAGAAGTCGAATTTATACCAGAACAATGGCTCAAAGAACAATTTGTTATTTACACAACAGATCCTATCAAAGCAGGTTTAGAACCTATCAACAGAATAGAATTAGCCAAGCAAATCGATTCTTATCCAGAATTGTCAGAAAAAGAAAAAGCCATGCTTCGAAGAGAAGCCATGATTGACGAAATTATAATTTTCCCAAATGAGCAGGAGAACGCACGTAAAGACTGATAATAATGTTGATGTGCGTTATACTACTTGGGTAGATATGATGATAGACATGATTGAGCCGAAAAATCTATTTTTCATTGGTGCACGTGGTGTTGGAAAAACATCATCAATCGTAGCAAAACGCTCTCAAAAAATATGCAAAGCAATGCCAGGAGCATACTTTGCTTTTTTGTCTGATACCTATGTCAATGCGCTTGACAATATTGTGCCATCACTTATTGAAGGTTGGAAACGTTTGGGCTGGAAAGAAAATATTGATTACGTGACTGATGCTCCTCCTCCATCACATTTTTTGTTACCCTACAAACAGCCAGAAGCGTATAAACATACAATTTCTACTCGTTTTGGAAATTTTTTAAAACTTGTTTCAATGGATGTGCCAACATCTGCTGCAGGAAATTCCTATCAGCACAATTTTATTGATGAAGCTCGAAATATAGATTTCACAAAAGCCAAAAAATTAACGCCTGCTTTGCGTGGTTATCCTGCCTTTGGACATTCAGTTTATTACAGAGGATTTACAGCCACTACTGATATTCCCAATATTGCTGATGGCGATTTTGATTGGATTATGGATCGTGAAAAAGACATGAATGTTCAACAAATCAAAGATATTTTGAATGTTTCAATAGTTCTGAATGAAATCAAATCAGAACTCTACAATGCAATTCGCGATAAAGACTATACAAAAATCAAAAACGTTCAAAAAAATTATGAGCGTTGGTTGATTCGCTGGACAAAAGCTCGCAAAGATTCTACCTTGTTTTATCAAGTTTCTACTTTTGCGAATGCCGATATTTTAACAACAGGATATTTCAAAGACCAATTAGATGCCCTCGGAATTGAAGAATTTAAATCCGCAATTTGCACGCTAAAGCCTACGTTAAAAAAAGGTGAAAAATTCTATGTTACGCTTGGCGAACATCATTTTTATGATGACGGAATTTTGGAAGGTTATTATGACAAATTCAATATTGGGGATGCAGTCCAGGAATCATCTTTGGCGCTCAGATATATTGACCATTTTAAGCATTTAGATATTTCGCTCGATTTTGGAAACATGTGCAGCATGATTGTTGGGCAAGAAAAAGGAAACTATGTCTATATTCTGAAAGAATTTTTCACACTTGCTCCAGAACACGTCAAAGAATTGGCAAAAAAGTACATCAACTTTTTCAAACATCACAAAAACAAGGAAGTGAATGTTTGGTATGATCGTTCAGGAAATCAAAATGCTGCTATCAAAAAAGATTACGCTTCAGAAATCAAAAAATATTTAGAAGAAGAAGGCTGGAAAGTTCATTTGATGAATAAAAATCAAGCCACTATTTATCATGAAGAGGAATTCAATCACATGAAAATGTTCTTT